AGAACCAATATTCCAGCAACGGCTATCATAAATTTCGAAGTCCTGAAAAATCCAGCTTCCCGTTCCTTTCTTTCTGGCACCGAATTTTCCATGTCAGCCAGTTCTTTATGAGTTCGTAGCGGGTAAGTTCAACCGTATCTCCGAAGCTATCTACGCGCGTAAGTACCTTCCAATAATCGCCCTGAATGTTTTGATTGTCCCAACTACCGTCCGGCACGGGAGTAATCTCAAGGTTCCCCCCGCGTACTGTGTAATACTTTGGCTCTCCAAATATGCCATCTTGATACACATAGGTATCAACTGGGATGGTGACGGTTATAGAACCCGAGCCGGAAGCTGGCACCCCCGTAAGCACGCCCGCGGTAGCGGACCGCGTCACGCCCGTATAGGTTATGGAATACTTCGTACCGCTCACATAGACCACTACCGTACCAGAATCATCAAAATCGTAACTGTTATCGATGGCAAGAGTTGTCTGCGCGGCGGAAGCGGCCGTTGTGACCTGCGTATACACCATGTTCTCATTCAGGTCGTCGAACTCCCTATTGTCTTGGTAGGTTAGATTATCACCATGTCCTATTCTGACGGCTGTAAGCGACTTATTGGAGTCATTGTCATAGATATCGCTTGGTAATGCTGTTATGAAAGACCCTGCGGAAGTCTGTCCGAGCACAGTACCGAGAGACTGAAAATCGTCAAAGCGAAGTTGCTTGTTCTGAATTAACTGGATGCAGGCATCAATCTCATCAAAACAAAATTCCTGCGTGATGGTCGTATTTAGACTACTCATCCCGTTTCGTTTCAGGGCGTAATCAATAATGTATGCAACCGTATTCCTGTCCATCTTGCCGTACGCAATCGCATCCGAAAACGCAGAGGAACGATACCATGTAAGCGTTCCGCTTCCGCCATCGGTTGAGGTGATAGCCGTGCCGCCTTCCGTGAGCGAGACCTTGAATGTGTTTGCCGCCTTTTCCACGACGTAGTACAGCGTGTAGGTCGTGAGTCCCGCAGGCATGGTGGTCGCCGCGATGAGTTTGACCGTCTCTCCATTTACCAATCCGTGCGCGGTAGAAGTGAGCGTATCGCCCGAAATGGTAAAGGTCGCGCCAATATCATTCACAAACCGCCCAAAGTAGAAGCCGCTGGATTTTTCCAGTTCGCTATAGATTTGCCGTTTCTCATCCGCTTGCAGAGAAAGGAGTCCGTTGCCGGTGGAAGTAGTGAGGACGGACTTTGTGCCTGTTGCGGTAGTTGCGGTAGTGAGTTCTACCGCATTGTATTTTACAAGATACACCTTCGTACCCGCGCCGTGAGCGCGAATGGAAGCTGCGAGGAGCGTAATGGTCGTACCGCTAGGTGCGGTGGCGGTATGCGTTTTTGCAAATTCCGCGTCTTCATCTCCAAGTTCTCCGAGCAGGAGATTTTGGTTTATAGCGAAGCCGTTTATGTTTTTGACGGTAAGGGTCGTCCCGATAGCCGCGTCTGCGGTGAGTTCAGTTATCTCCAGCGCGTTCGCTACAAGCGCGCTCGTGTCAATCTCCAAGAGGCGATTTCGGCTATAAATGCGTGGTTGCATGACATGGAATTATCTTTGTCCAATCTTTACATGAACAGCACCTTTAGAAGTCGCGTTGGTTGTCGTTCCAACCGTTACCTGTACTTTGGTAAACGCGCCTGTGGGCGTGATAGAGATGACGGGAAGCGAAGTGGTTGCGGCAGTGGCGAGATTGAAACTATAGACCGTCCCCGAAGTATTTATACTCACAGAAGTTGAAGCCGTTACGTTTGCTATCGGCATCAACATCGGATAGTAGTCAATGTTATCCTCTGAAGTAAGGAAAGTGAGGTCAAAGTTGGTCGGGTTTGAACTTGAAGCGGTGGCCAAGATAGATACTTCCAAGTTGCCAACATTGTTGGTCGGAACGACTCGCGTTGAAGTCGCTGAACCCCAAACAAGATACGTCGGGGTGGTCGTAGCAGAAGCCGAACGCATATAAGTCGTGTATGCCGCATACGCCTCCGCAATTGGAGCACGATAGTGATACCCGACAGAGAATCCGAGAACGAGGATAATGAGAGAGTAGAGAATCTTTTTAGTCATAGATATTGATTAGTTTTAATGTCCCTATTGCGTCCGCTTATCACAAGTAAGCGGACGAGTAGAGGCGTTAGATTGATGCGTCTTGACAGTAAATTCCCAGTTCGTAATTCAGATTGCTGTAATATGTTGAAGAAGATGTGTTGGCCTGACTGTCAGCAATTTGAACAACAAGTTGGTCATTATTATCCAAGAGGAACCTTCTTTCGGTCAGAGTAAGAAACTGTGAGCTTGATGTCGCCGTAGTTGTCGTGGCAAGCAAGCTCAAGGTCACCGCACCCGAAGCTGTAGAAGTCCCCACAGCAAGATTAACTGAAGGTGCAAATGTTCCACTCTTGAGTTGTCTCACATAACTCGGCGAACCCGACGAGCAAGCCTTCGGGCCTGTCGTATTGGTGTACACATACTTCACCGAAGTTGTCGAAACCGAAGTAACGGTGCCTCCTACCACGATTCCGTCTACCGACTGCGTTACCGTGGTCGTACCAGTAAGAAGTGAAGCTCCGTCCACCTCTATCTGCCCCGTGAAGTTGTTGAAGAGAGAAGTGTAGTCCGATACCGTTCCCGCAACGCGAGAAGTCGCGCCAAGCGAACTTGCAGGGAGATTGACAACAACTTTTTGTTCCTTGAATACCGCAACAAGCGACAGGAGCAGAACCGCAACTGCGATAATACCGATGACGATATTTGTTTTATTCTGTTCCATGTTGGTTGTCGTTATCTCCTGCGCTGGCCGACTTCTCCCGCGCAACTTCGATTAAGTCAATAAGTTCAGCTTTATTTGCCGCATCGGTAACTTCAATCCCGAGCTTCTCTGCAATGACGATTAGTTCTGTCTTCTTTAGACATGCGAGAGGTGCTTCTCCCTTCTCTTCCGTAGCGGCTTGATCAGCTGCTACCTTCGCTTCGTACTCCTCGAACGTCAGACACCCGCGCCTAACATAATCAGCTGGCACTTTGAGCTGGTGGATAGCGTGGAGCTCTTCTTCTGTCCACGAAACCCCTATCGCCTTACAGCGATTTTGTACCAACAGTCGTGCCCAATTTGGTCCGTTTGACATAGGTTCAAATTAGCTGATAAATCAGTTCACGCCGGTCGAACAATATAAATACTGAGGAGCAAAGAATCCCCACGCGTAGAAGAAGTCCAGAGTCCAGTCCCAGTTCTTATTCGCGTATACCTGCTCAGGAGCATCGAGACTCGGCCGTTCAGCGAACTTCGCCTTGAACGTCTCTTTGATTTTGCTCGAGTCGTACATATACCAGTATGCCGTGGTTGATGTCGCATCAGAGCGGAGGTCGAGCCTCTCCCACATCTGAATGGCGAATCGCCCTTTGAGCGGGTTGATATCGTTATTCTGTGAACCGGGAAGATTCGAGGAGAGAATAAGACGCTCAGCCAAGTCCTCATTTGAAGGTCCAACAAGGACGGTATTCAACTTAATCGGACGAGTGAGACCGTTCGGGTCAGTCCATTTAAGGGCTGCTGCTCGGGTCGTCACAATCGGGTCGCGCGCAAGCGCTACGTTGGTGGTCGCCGCTGCGTTTCGGATAAGGTTTGAGAACACCGTCAAGTTGATGTTGTTCGAGTGGGAAGCCGAAGCGAGGGCAACACCATCGGGACCGGTAGAGGTCTTGGTAGACCCCCACACATCCGTGTATGAGGTCGAAGCCGCGTACAAGAGTACATCCGCGTAACTCTGGTCAAGGTTATCAAAGCCGTCATCAGTGATGCTTTTTGCCACCGATTCAATCTTGTCCCAGCGGTCAAAAAGTCGCATCGCCTTTGTGACGGAAACTTTCCCACCGTAGTATTTCTGTGTAACCGTCAAGTTGTCACCTTCAACGTTGTTGATGGTCGGCAAGTCGGCACCGGGAGTCACTTCCGTGATACCGGCTGAACCATGCAGATTCAACCAATCGAAGGTTTGGAATGGATAGTCGGAAGCATCAAAGAGCTTGAGACCTCCCATATCCGCCACCTTTTGACTTGCCGCCTCATTGTATATCTCATTGAGATAGTCGGTGAGTGCGGGAAAGTCTTCTGTTGTAATTGCCATATAAGTTGGTAATTAGGTCGGATTCTAATAATTAGGAGTTCACAACACCTTCAAGGAACCATCCTCGAACCTTCTTGTCTGCTGCCGCCCCAACGATCGATTCTGCGAAGAATACTTGGTCTGTGACAGCACTCGTATCAATGGTATTCACCGCTGAAAGATCTACAGCCGTCATCATTTGCGCTTGGGTTGGAGTGTTGCTTGTATCTGCAACGATAGTGACTCCACCGATACGAAGGCAGAGGACAAGGTCACCATCGGTTCCGCTGGTGGTAATCGCTTCCATCGAGACGTATTTTACGTCAGTATTGTCTCCCGATGCCGCGGGAGTAATATACCCGGAAGCATTCTTTACCGCGCCAAACTTCGCAAAGGTCTGCGTGTTTGCGGCTTTGAGGTAAACGAGCTTGCCGGAATCGTATTGTTCTGGCTTGAATGCCATAATAGTTCTGCTAACTAATAATGCATTGGAACTACTTCTTTGGAGCAAACCAGTCTTTCATCTGCACAGGTCTTGGAATTGTGGACGATGGCTTTCCCGCCGGAGCGGTAGGTTTCCCTCCGCCCGGCTTGCCAGCGTTTCTGGCGAGCTCGGCCGCAGTCTCCTTTGAAGTATCGGGAGCTTTGCCGCCTCCGCGTCGCTTCCACGATGCGTGAGCGTCAAAGATGTCCTCCGCAATATCTTTCGCACGATCCTTGCCTGATGTGGCTTTGTAGTGCTTTTTGATGTCGTTCCAATGTTCGTTCAAATCCTTCTTTACCTGCTTCACCTCTTCCGAATCGGTATCAAGAATGGTCGTCACCTGTTCGATGGCTTCCTTCTCGTTTATTTTATGAAAATCCCGTTTCGTAATCGGATCGGCAGGTTCAGAAATCTTTGAAACAGGAGACTTTTCAAGTTTCTTCCCGAGTCGCACTCGAATCGCGTACTGGTCCTTTGCAATCTTTTTGAGTTGCTCAAGGTCAGTAATCTTGTCGATGTCTTCGAACTTGACCGAATCAGGCGCTTGTCCTTTCTCCTCTTTCGGCGCTTCTCCCGGCGTCGATTCGGGTGTCTCATTTATTGTCTCTGGTGTGACTTCCAGGTTAAGGTCTTCGTTACCCATATACTTTGTGTCTCGTAAGCATAAACGGTTGATAAAACCGGCGTTGTGCGCCGGTTTCATGTCCCAACTTTGGGTTGTAGTTTATAAATCTTGCCCTTGAGGTAGCGCCATTTATAACCAAAGTTGGGACATTAAATCAGTTCACAACATGTGGGAGCTACAACACACCCAATCTTCACTCTTTTGTATTTTCAAGTTTCTCTTTTCTTGCTCTCGCCAATTTCTCGGAAGCTGTCTTGCATTTATGAGAGAAAAATAATACCTCCATTCTCTGTCCTATTTGTCGCACATAACCGTCTCTCGGAAGTTCCGTCATGCCGATACCACCAGCCAATGAATCTTTAATCGTCTGAATTCTGTTTTGCAAATATCTTCTACTTGCCGGGTGCTCCCAACATTGTGCTAACCATAATTGTACCGCTTCGTCATCATCCTGTGAAGTGGGGACATCGACTAGCCAGAAAAGAAGCCTAGTCAAATTCCTTTTTATCATGCTTCTCATCTGAATCATAACCCATTAACTCCATTCGCGCGCTAAGTCTCTTCCCTTCTTTCCCCTCGCTCGCCTCCTTACTCGCCATCCGTACTTTCACATTCTTTAGAGTATATTCTTTCCCGACAGACCAACTCTCAATTTCCGGAAATTGCTTGTGGTCTACATACACAGAAGGAAACATCGGCATCTCCGGTACTGCTTCCAAAGACTTCTCTTGCTCTATTTTCATTGAGTGCATCACGGATGTGTAGTGGCTTGAAAAAATTCTTCAACATCATTAACTACAGAAACAGAAACTCCACCAATCGGATTCCAGTCACTTTGCATAGCATCATCTACAAGAGATTCAAGCTCCTCCACGGTAGCCGCTTTGAGAATCCAATATCGTTCTTGAGGTTTGTTCATAAAGAAAGTATACCACTAAAAAATGAAAGATAAAGTCAAGCCCTCCTGAATGTGGATAAGATGCTCCAAAGAAGCGCCTTGAAGACACCCACAATCCACCAGTCATTTTCCTTTATCTTGTTATCCCGTCTATATTCCGCTTCTTCCCGTGGCATATCCAAAAGACACATCGCTCCGAAAATTGGTACCCATTTATTGATAATATCACGATGTATGAGATGGTCTCCATTCCGGCCGGCTTCGGGTCCGTAGGAGTTGCGGACAAGGAGATAATCACCCTCCCAACCGTAGACATACAACATATGACCGAAACCATCTTCAACAACATCCCGTAAGACAATATCCGAAAGCGGATAATTGAATTTTATTCCAATGGCCACCGCAACTTTCTTGTCGCGGAACTTCCAAATAGTAGCGCGAAGATCGTCGAAGGAATTATACTGCCCGGTTGCATCAAAATATGTTTGTTTCTTATGCTTCTCCGCTTTCTTTTTCAATTCCTCAAAATCAGGCCGTTCGTAAACTCTGCGCGCGCTGTCAAAAGATAAATCAATCGGTTCATCATTCTTCTCGACATCTCCTAGTTTTACACTCGCTTTCATCGCGTCTCTCATCTGCTGGCCCCACTCATCCGGGTCTTTCGTAAGATACTTCGAGAAACCGAAGGCAATCTTTGGGGAGAGCTCCACCCCCTCTTGAAGTTGCGACATACCGACGCGAGAATATGCAGAACAGAAATCGCTATCTGCCTGATTCTTTGCCGTGAAAATATTCTCCAACTTAAAAGAGACGGGAATATCTTTCAAAGCAGGAAGCGAGAAAATGGCCCCGACTTTAAGGTCGCGTTTATCCTCTGTCTTTTCTTTCAGTCCTCCTTTAATTTCTTTCATTTATCGTTTGCATTATTCTGAAATCGGTTCTCCCGTTTTACTATCCACTCCGCCGACTAACGGAGCGTTTTTAACGGCTGGTTTGTAATCATTCGGCCGCAATGTCTTTAAGATTTCTTTTACATCCGTCTTAATTTCTTTCACATCCGTCTTCAGTGTTTGAATATCATTGTCTTGCACGGCATTTTTGCTGTTTATATCGGCAATCTCTCTCTGCATTGGCACAGGGTCAAACTTTGCCGCGTCTGTTTTAGTGTAGATGAAACCAACGCCAACTGCGCCCATTGTCAGGATATTTATAAATGTGAGTATTGTGGTGAAGTTCATTTGCGTTTTAACCAGCTGAAAATCGTCTCAAAGAAATCCACGACCGTCTTTCGGTATACCACTAACACGAATATCATAATCACCGCTAACGTTGGCCTTCCTAGGAATTCTATCCACTCTTTGAGTTGTGATGGTTGGATGTCCATAGTTATTCAACTATCGGTTCTTCGGGTTTCGGTTCAGGTTCAGGCGGAGGAATCACCTCAACTACACCAATACTTTCCGCGCCAATAATATCAAGATTAAGCTGGTCTAATTCGGTCTGCAAAGCAGTCATTTCTTCGTTCATCTGCGCTCCTGCTCTTTCAAGCTCTATCCGCTTCTGCTCCACGAACCTCTCATGCCAGCCGATAAGCGTATTCTCTATCTCGGCTTTTCTTTGTTTGAGCTGATACAAGTCTTTCACCACTTCTTTTGCCACTGTTTCAACGACCCTCACTTTCCCTTCTTCGTCTTTTATGTATTCTGTTGCCATGGTTTTTTACTTACTAATAATTATTCAATAATCATATTTCCAATAATGTTTAAGAAGCTATTTATGATTGCTCTAGGAGAAGAGATGGTGGTTACTGTTGCACTAGGATATGTCCAAGTGAGGAGGCATGCGCCGGGGGCACCGACAGTGCCAGCACCAGCATCAACACCACCTCCACCACCGCCACCTATAACCCCACCTTTCCCATTAGGACCTTGGGAACCACCGCCACCACCAAGAAGAGACGAACCACCAGCTGTTCCTGCAGCCCCACCCGCACCGCCAAAACCAGCATCACCACTCCCGCCAGTCGCAGGCGAGTTCGCTCCATTATTCCCTGCTCCGTGGTTGCCCCCGGCACCGCCTCCGCCCCCCGGGGCGTCGGCAGAGGCATTACCGCCAGTTCCTCCGTTGAATTTTACAGTACCTGTAGATAGAGATGCAAGACCCCCACGCGCCCCTGTCTTGCCATCACTTCCCAGAGCACCATCAGCGACGACAGATGTGCCATTAAAAGAGGACGTCGCCGTGGTTTGGACAGTATCAGCAGCACCTCCTGTACCCACAACAATCGCGTAACTGTTTCCTGCTGTTATCGAGACCGTGGAAGAAGCAAAAGAACCCCCACCACCTCCAGCTCCACTAGTGCCTCCGCTATCAGTGCCGCCTCCGCCACCTCCCGCCCAACATGCTACGTCTACAGAAGTAAGATTGGCTGGCGCAACCCAAGTGCCGGAAGCTCGCCAGAGTTGAGAGCAAATATCTCCTTCGGCATTGCAGTTTGGGTCAAAGGATACGTTTGAGGTAATCCAGTCGTTCGTAGCACACGAGATACCCGAACACGTCCATGTAGTGCTTGCTACCCCAGCTGTTACTTGGGGGCCGAAATATCCTGTTAGGATTGCACCCGCAGTGATATCTTCAAAGTTTCCTATTTCTACACCACCAAGTTTGATTGTGTACGCGGCGTTAGCGGAAGAGTAGGCAATGGTAGCTCCAGCAACGAATATCCAAGAATTGTTTGCCACCGTTGTCACTTGACCAGCGACTGAACCTCCCACATCAGCACTCGATGCTTGTGCGTCAATAGTATAGTGGTCTACCCCGTGAATACTCAAAGCCCCTCCATCAGCAACAGTATTAGAACCGTTAAGTGTTGCTGTTATTGTTAAAGCACCCAAGTCGGGGTCGGGAAGTTGCCACACAGCTGTCGACATGTTATCAGTGTTCTCATCGTCTTCTCTAACTTTGAATAAAGAATCACCATTAAAAGTGAAAGCATTAACTGTTCGGTCTGCGTCTGTTGCGTCTCCCATTCCCACCCCACCAATAAGAACAGTTGTGGAGGCGGAAGCGGAAACGGTATGTGTCCAACTCAATGATGATACTGCGGTTGAATCTGTTGTCTGATCGGACACAGCATCAAGAGAGATCGCTGCATCAGCGACAGGTGTTTGCTCCAAAAGATACTGCGCTGCGGAAATCTCAACAATGTCGTCAGTTTTTGCATAGTAGCCTTCGTCTAAATCTCCAGAGGGAGTATCAAAAAGATGCGTAACATAGCTTCCCCAAACCATTCCTTCTATCTTCGGAGTCGGATAATTTGGAGTATTAGCTCTTTTCCAATATTCTTCGCAATCTATTCTCTTTCGTATCGGCTCTAATTTTTTAGCAGGGTCAATGAACCGGTCGTAGCAAGCTGAACCGATGATGTGTGCTTCTTTCAATCCTGCGATATTGGAGATTCTTTCTACTTTTGAGAATTGTGCTTGGGTTTCAGGAGCTACTCTAATATAATATCCATCAGACACAGGAATTACGGGAGCAATGCCTGTTCCGAGAGCAACCAATCCTATGACGATAGAAGGTATCGTTTTCATTTACATGCGTTCGATTCCACCACTAAACTTGTCCCTGCGGAACCGATATAGAAGCTAGAAGTGGCGTAAGTTGCTCCGTTTTGATAGACCATATTGATACACCCACGCAAACTCCTGCCTGCATCTCCTATTGTGAGTGTCGATGTGGCCGAACTCGCTCCGTTATCTACTGTCAAAGTCTTAGTTTGAACATGACCAGCGAATGTGGAAGTAGCCGAAACAGAGTAGGTGTTCAGATATTCAACCAAGCCGAATCCTGCTACAGAAAGTTTTGCGTAAGGAGAAGTAGTGCCGATACCAACTTGGCCTGCCACAGTTGCGAATAGGGAGGTGGATGTGGCGACAAACGCAGCAGAAGTGGTTGTACCCGATACTAGGGTGTTGCCGTGAACTGAAAGCCTGCTATTGGGTGTTGATGTCCCGATTCCCAAATCATCAGTCGTAGAATTGTAAACAAAAGTTGATTCAGACGATAGCGTATCTGCGGCAGTTGTGAACAAGATGGTGTTCGTTCCTCCGAAAGTGGAAATCCCCGTGCCTCCGTTTGCGACAGAAAGGTCAGTGCCAGACCATTGGGCGTTGTTTATTGAGGCACAGGTTGTCGCTCCGAGAGCACTGATAGTGGTTACGAATTGATTGGTGCATGCCGTCGCACCAGCGTATTCTGCGGTAAGCCCTCCCGAACCCGTGAGAATGAGTGCTGATGTAAGAGTGGAGAATGTTGGAGGGGTATCAAATGTGGAAGTATCGGTTGTAGAGGTGGCGTGGATTTTGCCTGCAACGATTCCTCTTGAACCTGCCACTGAAAGCGGAGCGTATGGAGTGGACGTCCCAATACCCACATAATCTCTCCCCGTGAAATAAATGGAAAATGCGTCTGTTGTGCTCGCCCACCCCGTTCCACCGCCGCCCCCGCCTGTGGCATCGCCACCATCGCAAAGGTCAGCACTGCCTGTTATAGCCGCGCAGGTAGAGGTAGAAGCCCAGATGGGAGCAGACCCCGACCATGCAAGCACCTGTCCTGCCGTGCCGTTGCCGAAAAGATTAGTCCCAAATGTACTTGTGGCTTGAAATGTCGGTACGGCAGAACCGCTCGTTTCGTTCACCAAAACAGTATTCGCGCTCGCCACCGCTAGATTGATGCTTGAAGCCGCACCGAACGCATTAAATCCTGTGCAAGTTAAAAGGCCAGTGCAAGTGATAGAAGTTGTGGCGACTTCGCCCAATAAGGCGGGAGTTGCGGAGTTTGAAGTCCAATACGCAAGTCTGCCCGCCGTTTCATTTGTAGAAGTTGAGACAACGCTAGACCCTCCTCCTGTCGCATCCGTCCCGCAAGAGAATACCCCATTGGTAGACTTCACATCGCAACTTGCGGCGTTGAGCGCAGACACGGTGAGGTTAGTAGAGGACGCAATCCCGACCACTTCAAGCTGGGCGGTCGGAGAAGTGAGGCCGACACCCACCCGTCCCTTTGAATCAATCACAAAGGCGGTGGAGGTGGCGGTAAGCGTGGAGGTGGAGAGCCTGAAGAGGTCGGCCGTCGTGTTCGCATACCCCGCCATGTAGAACCCAAGCGCGTTTGAGGCGGCGTTCACCGAGAGCTTGGCGGCGGGAGAGGTGGTGCCGATGCCGACATTGCCGTTAAAATATGTATAGCCACTTGTCCCACCATTTATAGTCAAGTAAGTGGCACTATCATTCCCAATACCATTGCGTGCGGTGATAAGGTTAGGACTAATCAAATTGGCTGTTTGAACATAAAACATAGTGTTATTATTTACCCGAACTTCAGTTGTAGCAGAGTCCGATTGCGCAAAGTCTATGACCGCATTAGAGTTTAATGCGGTGATTCGCGCATAACCGGAAGCATTGCTATCAAATCTAAAACCAGTGTTTGCGGAATACCCGCCAGTTATTACTTCGAGTTTACCCCCCGGCGCCGCTGTCCCAATCCCCACATTACCCGAAAAGTAAGAGTTGCCTGATACCGCCAAAGCGTTTGAACCGGAAGGACTCGTTGTTCCAACGCCAACTACTCCCCCACCCGTCGCAAAGAGCGCGCCGCCCGCAAACGAAGAAGTCGCCGTGGTCTCGTTGTTCCAACGCCAACTACTCCCCCACCCGTCGCAAAGAGCGCGCCGCCCGCAAACGAAGAAGTCGCCGTGGTTTGGTTTGCTTGAATAAAATCCCCCGCAATTCCGCCAGCGACACTCATTTGTGTGTAAGGCGTACTCGTCCCCACCCCCACCTTGCCATTGGAATCAATCACAAAGGCGGTGGAGGTTGAGGTGAGGGTGGAGGTGGAGATTCTGAAGAGGTCAGCGGTTGCGTTGGCGTAGCCCGCGAGATACATTCCGAGCGTGGTGGCGCTTCCCTGCTCAACCGAGAGCTTCGCGGCGGGAGAGGTGGTGCCGATGCCCACATAATCCCTGCCCGTGAAGTAAATAGAGAATGCGTCGGTGGTGGAAGCCCAACCGGTGCCAGAGCCGCCCCCGCCGCCCGTAGCGTCAGTGCCGCAACTAAATACGCCGTTGGTGCTTTTCACATCACAATTTGCGGAGTTCAGAGCCGAAACGGTCAAGTTTGAAGTGGAAGCGGTTTGAACAAAGAGAGTCTTGTAAGTGAGAACGGTTGGGCTTGTTGTACCTATATTGTATAAATTATCCTGTCCGGGAACCATAGACTGGGTTTGAGAAAAGAACGGCAATGCAAGAGCAATCCCTCCAAAGATGAAGAAGTAGGATACCGAAGCGATGAATATGTGTCTAAAAGTGTTCATATCAAAAACCAAACATTGGACTATAGGAATAAACAAGTTGAGAACTCGTGCTGGGAGCATCAGTAACGGTAAGGGTTACTTGTGTTCTGCTCGCATTAAGCGTAAAACCGTTATTTTCAAAAAGTACACTTGGAAAATCGGACATAAAGATGATAGAGGTTACACTTTTGGGAACATTGAATATCTTAGTCGTGCCATCAGGAGTAAGTTTGTAGTATTTAGTTGCTCCTCGCATAAGACCCCCGCCTCCCCCTCCTCCTCTTGGCACTGCGTCTATTTTAGCATTTAATGTCTTTTCCAACTCATCTATTCCTTTTATCGCTTTACGTTCTAATCGTTCATTTCCCTGCAAAAGCTCCAGCGAATCACGGATAGGCAAACCAAGTTGAGGAATATCTTTCTCAACTGCTTCAATTATAGCATTTTTAGTGGGGATATCCTTTGCTTTTAGTTCTTCAATATCTGCTTCAAGGATAGAAAGGTCGGGCATTTCGGGCATCATGCCTCGCATTTTATCCATTTCTTTCTGAAGCTTTTGAGCAATTTTAGAAACCTCACTTTCCACATCTATTTTTATCACTTTTCCTGCTTCTTTTACATAGTCTTCAAGCTGACTTCTTACAGTTCTTACTACTCCCAAAAGAGCTTTGACTACTTGTGCTAGTTCAGCAGGCTGAACAGCTCCCTTTTGCAAGGTATCTACCATGAGTTCTAAATTCTTTTGCAGTTTCTCGTTCATTTGATTAGTTTAGGGGAGTGTGATAGGATAGGGGTATGTTATTTGGACTGATTATGTTGGGTATCGCAGGTTTTTGTTTCCAACAGGCGTTAAAAGGCTAATCATTAAAAATACCCTTAACAGCAGGTATTCCTAATCCTGCTGTACCTATGCCACCAACCCACCAAGCGGCATTTTTTAGTATTGGATGTTTTTGGAAGAAAGTTTTGTTAGACTCTACAAAAGCTGTAGGATAGTTATCTGACATAGATTTAACAGCACCTAGTAAATCCGATTCTGTTCTAAGTGTTTTAAGAAATGCTTTTCCTGCAGGAGTACCGCCAACCCCTCCCTTACTTAACAAATCAGCGGCAAAATTGTTTAATGCTCCTCGTATAGCAAGTATTCCTTCCCTTCTTAAATTTTCTACTCCTGTACCTTTTGCACTATCAAGCAACTTTTTAACTGCAGGTAATTTATCAAATATCTGCCGAGCCTCTAATAAACCTGCCACATTATTTGTCTTTACAGCTTCATAAGCCACATCAATAAGAGCATTGTAAGTTTTTTCAATAGTCGGGTCAGAAGCGAAAATAATAGCAGTGTCTTTCTTGGTCTTGTTTAATGCTTCAATGAGCTGTCTGTCATTAAATGGTTGATTATATTTGGGATTAGAAACCATTGTTTTTAATCCCTGATTCAATTGTTCAACTCTTTGAATTACAATGTCCCTTTGTTCTGGTGTAGGTAAACCAGTTTTAGAAGGTTTCAAATCTCCACTTTCAATAAGCGGTTGTAATGCTTCTGCTTGTTTTTGCTGTTGCGGAGTAGTAATGAGTTCCTGTTGTCCTTTTGCGTTAGTCTTTGCTCTACCTTCAATAAAGGCTTGCTTCATCTCCGTAGGAGTTGCATCTCGTTTTTTTACAAAGCCAAGAGCGTCCTCCATACTCTTTTGAGAAATACTATCAATCTGTTTTAGGCTTTCTCTTTGTATGGCAACATTTCCTGACTTTATCAGGTCATCAAGATATGGTTTTGCGTAATCAGGCAGAGCTTTCTGTAATTGCTCTAAAGCAGGAGTACCGTATTTAGCAATAGCTTTCGTAATATATGGACTTGCCGCTTTGAAACCAACTTCAAAGACCTTGCCCGTAACAGCACCTACAACCGCATCCAACGTTACTTCACCAGCACTACCATCTTTTTCAAGTCCTACCGAAGCTCCTAACAAAGCCCCTCCAATAATAGGAGAACCTACGCCAAAAGCGACTGTACCTAGGGCTTCACCCGTAACAGACTTTGCAGTTTCTTGTGATATTGGTTTTACATCTGTTCCAATAGCTGATTTGAATGGTTTATCTAACGAAGACAACGCTCTGTCATAATATTCTTGATTCCCAGTAATCGCAGAGGCTGTTTTAGCAACCCCAACACCTAAAAGCTGTCCGGGACGAGTAGCAAGGTTTGCCGAACCGCCAAAAAGGTTTTGAACAACACTCTTAAAGAAACCTTGTTTTTCAGGAACGATAGAATCAGGAGTAGATGCAGACATATTCTGCTTCGTAATCTCATTCAAAATAGTCGCAGAATCAGCGCCTCGTTTCTTTGCTTCCTGAAAAACCAAGGCCTTTGCCGGATTTTGTTTAAGAATCTCCGCGACAATCATATCGTCAGAAGCTCCCTTTGCCCGTGCTTGTGCTATTGAATCTATAACTGACATTAGAATTTGAAATCTAAACCTGATAAATCAATCGTTCCACCTGAAGTTCCGCCACTTGAAGGTAACTGCGATGTTTGTTCTTTACCAAAGAGTTTCTCGTAATTTGTATCTCCAATGTAAAAAGCAAGTGCTGCCCGATTATTTGAGTTAAGTGCATCTCGCAAAGCACTGATTTTTGCAGTGTTAAGAGATTCTATATTTGTAATATCAGAGAATATCTTTTTGTAATCTTTGGCTTCTTGCGCTCCAAAAGCAACACCAGTCATACCCTTTCGGTAAACGATAAGAGCTTGCATAATCCGAGAGCCGATATAAGACAAATCTGTATTCGGACTTGCTCCAAGTCTATTTCCGATATTTACTAAAGTACCTGTAAGAATATTAGTATTTGCCCCTTTTTCTTTTGCTTGTTTAAGTAGATTCTCTATATCATTCATGGCTGCAATCGCCTGTGTCCTGCCGATAGCTTGATTCTGTTGGTCTACTCCCGCGTTTGCCATCGCTGTGCGAACGATATAGCTTTTAGCCCCTTCTGTATCTCCTGAACTTAATAATTGACTAAAAGTCGTTTGTGCTTGTTCAATTCTATTAGCAGGCATACCCGTTACTGCGCTATTAAAAGCATCAATATAAGGTTTGTTCGTCGCTGTAATTGGGACAGTTATTCCTCCTTTCGCTGGCGCTCTCCCCGCTGCCGCCTCTCTTGCCTTGTAATCCAATATGTCATTCACAGAGGGCAAATATCCTTTATCGCGCAAGAACGCCTGTTCAAAGTCGCTTTGGCCAACGGGTTTTGGCTTAATCTTTGCTTGTAACGCAGATAAGTCTTGCACAAAAGTGCTCGAATTAGGGTCTAACTGCATCGCAAGGGAAGCAATACTGCTATCACCATTCGCCTGCGCTATATTGATGATATCCTGTTGCAATTTCTTCTTATCAGCTACTGCTGTTTTCTTTTCTTCATTAGCCAATTGTTGTGCTTCTGCTCTCTTCTTTTCTTCTCTATTGAAAAATGGCATATAAAGTTCGAGTAACTTTGCGTTCCTGTCTATTGCTTCTTCAATCGGCTTATATTTCAAATCCACGGCTTTCTGCGCCTTTGTTTGTGCTGATTTAAGACGACCTGCGTTTAGGTCATAAGTAGCTGAAAGAGTTAATGCTTGTGTCGCGATTTGACCTTGTTTTATCTGGTTTATTCGTAATGCCCCTGCCGTTAAAGGAGCTAACCCACCAACAGTCCTTCCTCTGCCTTCCGATTCCAATTGCATTTGATTAGGAATATCAACTTCAGATTGCTTTTGAAGATTCTGCGATTGGGTGTTAAGAGCTTTTATCTGCGCGGTAAGAGAGTCTTGTTCTGCTTGTAGTTCATCTACTCCTGCGAGATTTTCTTGCTGTTGTGAGTATGATTCTTTGCCAGATAATTGTCCCAAAAGACTCTCAATATCAGTTGTTGTCTTCTCTACTTTGCTTGTAAAAGGAGTAGGAATAGTCCCCGCAATAGTAGCTCCATAATTCGTTAAATCTTCAGGATACGGTGGAAGCGTGATAGACGGTGTAGGAGCAAGAATACTTGACGAAATAAATTCATCATTTGGATTACCCACAAGCGTTCTACCAGCAAGTGTCCCTGCTTGATTCTGCTTTATGTAGTCAATTTCCTCTTGTGAACGTGCCATATAATCAAACTGAACCTTTAATAAATCCTTCCAGTGTCATGTTACGCAGTTAATCCTAAATCTGCTAATGCTTGTTCGATATCGTCAGCCCATGAATTAAGTGAACTAAAATTTGCAGTAATATCGGCATCATCGCCAGTCCCACTTATGGTCGCTTGCGTTCTGGTTACGGGAGCAAGAGGCTGAACAGCAGGAGTTGTACCAAAGAAACCAAGTCTTTGCGTTGTCGCTGTCCCGATTTTTGTGCCGGTAGTAACTCCAAGCTGGATATTTCTTCCATCAAGAATCTGAATCAACTTATGAAAAGTGTACCTATCACTTCGTATAAGTGAACTCAATTCTTCTCGGATGATTTGTCTTATGCGTTGTTCATCCATATTAGTAGAGTCGTTTATCTATAACTTCTGACTTAAATGAAAAACCCGTAATGACCGCTCCCGTACTCAAAATCTGAAATTGAATCTCCTTGTATTCAGGCAAAGTAGCACCAGAACTCTCAATGTTAATCGCTGAATGAGATATTGAATTATCTGTTGATTCCGTGAAGATGGTTGTATAAGTTGTTTCTTCATTGATACGATACTTAAAAGTATACTCTGTTCCCGAAGGCAGGTATTCAGTCATCACCGTTACGCCGATAAGTTTTTTGGTAATTGAACTGTCTCCAAGATTGAATATCTTTGATTCATAAATAGCTGAATTGCTGGTAAATGAAAGAGCGTCGTCGGTCATTGACATCGCATGAGCAGAGCCACTCGGGTCATACGCTTGAAATAGGTAGTCGCCAACAAAGATGAAGTTATACAATGTCCCCGTAGTCATCGCGGTTGTATTATTTGGCGTTCGCTCGTGGACAATGGAGAATCCGCCTCCAGAAGCTCGTCCCACGCTCCAAACTCCCTCTCTCCGTGTTCCATTGAGAGTAATCGCGCACATAAAATACAAACGATTATCGTTTACTTGTTTTGCTCTAGGAAATGAATTCCCAATCGTTCCCATGCTTCCTATGAACTCCGCAAACTTAATTGCAATAGAGCCAGAAAGATACCGAAATATAAGTCTATCCTGATTATTTAAGATTAAAGAAGCACCTCCCAAAACAGAGATACCAACAAGAATACCGTCAATGATTTCAATGACTTTTAATATCCCACTACCCCAATCTATCGTTTCAGAGAGAGTGACTAATGTTGAGTCCCTATCCCAGAGAAATACTTTTGAAGTCCCCGACAAAGCATTTATCTCCGAAGCGGCGATAGCAAGATAATTTCCATATTCGCAAATTGATTCTATTTGGTAATTAGTAGGAAGAGTTAAAGCCGCAGTCGTCCAACTACTGTTATCATTCTTTGCGATTTTGTTGTCATAAGGAATATACAAGATGTCATCTTTAGAATGTACCAATCCTTGCCGTATCGTGGTATAAGTCAAAGCCACTCCTTCATCGTCCCAAGTAGAACTGCTATCGGGGTCAAAACTCCAAATCTTTGCTCCGTTTTCTGCACCAAAGATACGGTCTCTCTTTGCGTAATAAACAAACAAATCAAACGCCGTATCATTAGTTGAAGACTCTCCATTTGACGGTTCTTGCCAAGTCGCGTTTGAATAATCATCGACGGTATTAAGCGGGTCTTTGACATAAACCTTCGCTCTTGTTGTTGAAGCTGTCTGAACACCAAGAGCATATAATTTGTAAATAGTCCCAGTTCTATTGGCTATACAAAAATTCTTTTTGAAAGTAGTCGCGCTCGCACTATCCCCGCTTGTACTATTGTAATACGGTGTCATCTTTCCCGGATTCGTAAGCACATCAAAATTCGTCACTACCCTGCAAGTAGCTTCGCTTGTATCACGGGGGTCATTTACCATTCCTCCGTCAAACCGATTAATGATTGTTTCTATGACTTTACCCATATCAATTTCTTTTCCCATAAACAGAAAGACGAGTCCCGCTTGTCCAAGTCTGACTGACGGTGTTTGTACGAAGATTCACCTGCGTAATCTGGTCAGTCGTATTATTCCAAGCTCCTATCCCTGTATTCTTGGTACTCTTTGAACCGCCGTCCCAGTTCACTAACTTTGAACGAGTTGCTGTGTTTGTAACAGCTATCTGAAAAGATTGAGCGGTTGTCGTTGCTCCCGCAGCAAAGATAACCGCTTTTGTCGCGCCCGAAGAATCATTAGAAACATAGTTTAAGAATACTTGATATCCATAGTTCATCCCATTTCCTGTGTAGTCAGTATTAAAGGTAAGTTGTGGATAATCGCCCCCAGATGCTCCGACTACATCAAAGACAATAAGTAAATCCGTAGCCGAACCTGTCCAAGAGCAGGTGGAGGTGGCATTGTTTGAAGTTAGAATCTGCTCGCAGAGTTGTTGGAAATCAACTTTGTCAAAGAGAAGATTTCCCGAACCGTCTTCTTGAAGAACAGTAGACGAAGCGGAACGAGTGGATTTCAAGTTGTAAGTTAGTCCATTGAGAGTGAGAGGATTGGCGGAAGTCGAAGAAGCATTAAGATTCTTAATATATGTAGTTCCTGTGAAATTGTGCGTACCAGTCCATGAATAATTATCTCCCTGATTCACCGAAGATGTCTGCCAACTGGGATACGCAGTTGCTCCATTTGAAGTCAGAAACTGTCCCGATGAACCCGTACCAGAAGCAATTGTGAAACCTTGTAAACCATTACCTAATACAACTCGATACAACGAAGGTGAAGTCGTCCCTGTGCCTTGCCTTGCAACATCTATAACAGAACCAGTCCAAGTGCCAGAGGTTATAGTCCCTACCGTCGCCAAACTCCCCGCCGTAGTCAGATTTGAGAGCGTCGTAATCGCCGCTACCGAAGTAGTCGAATTCTCTATCTTGCCGTCATTGAGCGCGGTGAAGTTGTCGTTAATAGTTGTACGGGAGTTTTTCAATGTGTCGCTCGCCGCAATAGTCGTGATGGTCGCGCCAAACTTTTGTACTCCTTCGTGTTCAAAACCAATGGTACTTAATGGAACGAAATTGTAGACACCAAACATGGTCGCAACCGCGACGGCTATTGAAAGAAGAGTTGTGAGTAGAATCTGCATTTTAGTTCTTTGCTTCGTTAGTGATGGAAAGCGAGTTCTTTGATTCCCTAGCAATTACAAGTCCGGGTACTTCCCATGTTCCTGTTGCCTCATCCCAAGTAAATGTCGCCTCGTCCCATGTCAAATCAGACCCCTTACTTTCGTTAGTAATAGACAAACTGCTTTTGCTTTCGTTGGAAATGCTGATGCTCATACATAGGATATTCTGCGATGTCGCATAATGTGGCGTTTATCTTTTTCCCGCAAAGCGTAGTGTTTCAGGATTTCTTTCTTTAATCCTTTTGCAGGGTCTACATCGCCAATCTTCTCTCGTAACCATGGCACAAGGTCTTTCTTATACTTCGCGCAGTAAGGTTCCGCCGCCATATAGCAGATGATGATATGGAATGGGGAAGCAAAGCCCGGCTCTTTCGTACCAGTAGTTACTTGTAAGGAGGTAAAAAGGTCGGCAGTCCTCTTGAAGCGAACTTTAAGACCCGCGGCAAGCGTAACGTAGGTAGCCGTAGGGGAAGCACTTAATCTGATACTATCGCCTACTTTGTCGTAATAAAGAGGAAAACCATTAGGAGGTGTACCATTAGTAGAATTTGTCCACTCATCAAATGACATACCAATCTCGTCAGGGTCAAACGGTTTAATTCGTATGTACTTTCCACCTGTCGTTAAAATCATTACTTCAAGAATATCTAAATACTCCGAAGCAAATGAGTAACTTGATTGGCCACTCACCAAAGCTCCAGTACCTACGGGAAGGTCGGTATAATTTGTATCATCAAATTGCCAAGTTCCATCAGCATTAAGTATCCATGCAACGACTTTTTCCAAAGCCATATTCACACGACGAAGAAGCGCACTTGCGGTATATGATGTCGTGTCCGAATCAGTCAAATCACGGACTTCACTATTTATGTCGGCAATATTCAAGAATGTTTAGTTACTTTTAATTTACCAAGCCCAATTCCCCATTCACAAGATGAGAAATTGGATTGGAAAACTACACCACCAAAACGTCGAATGTTAGACCAGCATGTGCCGTCGGGGTTAAATGTCCAATGTCCACACGACTGTAAAACGCTTTCCCTGAAAGGAAGGTGTTTGTATCAGCCGCAGGGAACGGAATCGTATGCGCCTGTCCGTACGTTCCGCGAAGAATACCCAACACTTGGATTTTCTTCACGCCCGCGAACAAGTGTCCTGACGTATGGTCGTTAGACCAATAGTGGTCGCAAGCCATGTACCGAAGACCCTCCAATGTTCCTTCAATAAGGAACTTATCGGCAGTCATCGTACCATTGGCTTGTACGAATGCTTCGAGATACTCGAAGTCAGCCGCACGCCACACGAACCCGACACCCTTTGACTTCATCATTGACCCTCCGTTTGCTTCACGAATCTCACGCTTCACACCTCGGATGATATCGTCAACGTTAGAAGCGGAAACAGTGATGTTTCCAGCGGCTCCACCGATTGACGCATTATCGAAGTCTGTCCAAGAACCATGCTGTGCAAGAACATCCGTCTCAACGAACTCATTGAGAAGAGCGCCGATTCGGTCGAAGAGTTCCGCAGGTTTTGTCCACGGACTCTGTGCTAAATCAGCCAAGTCAACAAAGAGGCCAAGGTCTCGTCCTGTAGCGATGTCAAGCGTCTGTGCAGTTTCCGCAAAGGTTGAACCGACAAGTCCCGTACCGCGCGTTACCGTTGTTACGGTAGGCGTGGTGGACATATACGAGGTAGAAGTGATTTTGACGTCCTTGATTTTGACATCGCACATTTCTTTCCAAGTTGTTGGGTGATCGCCCGTTGTTACTCCTTTTTCAAGGGGAGTCCCCGCTTCGGAGAACTCTCTCTGCTTTCTAAAATAATTTAATTAAGAATCTTTGCCCACTTTTGCCGATTTTCTTTCATCCATAAAGGTTGCATATTTGTATAATGAAACGCTTTAAATTGTTCTCTCGGCTTCGTCAAGTTAAAACTAGAAAGAGAACGAATATGGTCTATTTCCCATTTACCGTAATTTTCCCAAGTCATACCAATACCAAACTGTCTTTCAACGAATATCTTAAAATCTAAGATAGAGATTCCCAGCAATAGTTCTGTTTTAGCCGACTTGCTTCCATTCTTCAACGCCTCTCTAATCCTAGAACGCAAGACTCGAGCTATTCTAACCTCTAAATCTGTATTGTATCTCTCTCGTTCATGTTTTCTTATCTTCTCTCTGTTTAGTTTGGTATATTGTCGTCTTCCCTCAAGAATTTTCTCACGATTCAGTTCGTACTTCTTTCGTCTTCTCTCACAAATCTCATCACGATATCTATAATAGGAATCCATTTTCCTAACATTTACCAAATCTCTATTTTGGTTACGATATAATTCTTGTTTTTTTCTAAGTCTTTCACGATTCTCTTCCCGATATTGTCGTTTCTGTACAAGAAAAATATCTCTGTTCTTCAGATAATATGCCCTATTATATTCTAATTTTTTCCTTCTTCTTTCTTCTGTCATGTCTGAATTATCCTACCACAACGTGAAGGAGACTACAAGAGAATATTCTTAATTAGATTTTCAATGTGCAATTATTTGCAGAGTTCAGACTATCAATTCCTCTTATGAGGTCTCTTTGTTTAGTCGTTCAGGCTGCACGGTTTCCCTGCTTGCCCCTTGTTATCCTTTGCTAGGAAGTCCAAGTCAATTAAAAGAGATTTATACAGACCCGATTAGTTAAGCCTGTCTTGCAAAATTTCTTCGTAGACTGTTTCGTAAGTAACAGTATTTGCAATACTCATTTTGAATTTCTGTTAGCTTTAGTAATTCAGAAGAAATGTCTACGCCCAACCTTTAATCGTTATAGAACTTCTTACCACTTGTACCGGCAGTTTTCATCATAGTTCGTATAATAGTTGCCCGTGTTTTACGGTCAGGAACATCTGCGGGAGTAGGTGGTGTGCCTTTCGCAATCCAATAATCGGGACTGTTTTTAGCCTCACTTCCACCGCCTCCGCCTCCTCTCACACCAGAAGTGGCAAGGGTATTGGCTCTTGTTGTCTGTTGTTTTTCAAGTTTTACCTTGAAATCATCATCTACAAGAACTTCATCAATATCCATACCCCACTTCTTCGCGGTCGTCTTGGCAAGTTCTATATCGTCTTGGTGAGTTATCCCCGCTTGTCGCAAAGACATTCTCTCCAACTTTTGCAATAGAACATTTTCTTCTGCTTTCTTTTCTTCTTCTTTCTCTTCTGGAGGTTTTACAGTCGCTTCGATTGTGGCAAGTCGCTCTTTGAGCGCCTTAGTACGCTCTCTTTGCTTTATGCCGTCCTCTCGGCGTTTCTGCTCGATTTCCGTTGCCTTTGCCTTCCAATCAGTAGTATCATCGAGTATTGATAAATCTTCTTCTACCAATACATCGTCTACTACAGGGTCATTTTTTATTTCCATAAATGAGAGTGGGATTATTCAATTTTGAGGATTGAGAACCATTATTCATTCTGCCGGAATGATACGGCTTCCTTTTTGGGCGGAAGAGATAACCGCGTTTGTTTAGTCAGCGTCCGAGTATTCAACCAAACCTGCAACGATGTCAGTATTTGCCTTGCGCAAATAAGTAATGCAACCCGTGTTCCCCGGTTGGATG